AATAAGAATAAAACTAATTAGAAAGTCTGTATCTGCAATTGTGAAAGATACTTTATCTTTAACAGTATTGCCAGATAATCCCATTAAACTGTTCTAATATATAATTTATCATCACCGCTATCATAATGTAATGAACCTATACCAACTGCGTCACCCGTAGGTGCTGTACTATTTGTTGAAAATTCCATCGCTGCTATTGTGATTTTTCCAGCTTGAGTATCTTCCACTTGCCAGCCAGTTAAATCTCCAGTTGCACTCCAAGTAATTTTTGCAAAATTACCCTCAGTTCCAGCGGAATCTGTATATAGTGCTATACCACCAGCATTTTGAGCAGTAGCAGCAGTTGCATCATCTGCAAATGGAGAATCAGGAGTTCCAAGAATAACCATCTTATCTTCTACTTCTAAATTTGCTGTACTAATAGTAGTTGTAGTTCCATTAACAGTAAAATTACCGCTAACTACTACAGGACCAGTAAAAGTAGCCGTATCAGAAGATTGGTTACCTATTACAAAGTTTCCTCCTGGGTCACCAGACATAGCAGTGTAAACATCAGCAACTGAAGTAGTATTAGTATTCGTTGTATAAGCAGGTATGCCAAATGTACCATCATGTTTTAAGAAATGACCAGATGTACCTGCTGATGGTACCAATCCTGAGTTTCCTTCTGATATAGCAGATGCGTAAGCAACTGCTTGAACCATATTATCTACAACAAAATCAATCTCACCATTCGTATCATCATAAGAAACTCCAATTCTTGTTTCTGTACCAACCATCATTGCACCGACTATATCTTGCACTGCTTCTGTAGTTAGAGGTGCTCCATCAAGAGTTGTTACAACATCTAGCGTTCCATCGGAATCGTCATATGCCACAGAAGTATTCGTTTCCGTATTACCTGTGAACATCGCTCCTACAATATCCTGTACATTTTCTGTAGACAGTTGATTATCATTGTCAGACGAACTTAATGTAATTGAATCTCCACTTGTAGTTATTGTCATTCCACCTGCTGCAACCAAAGTTAATGTGTCTGTTGTAGTGTCAGCTACTACATTAGATTGACCAGAGACTGAAATAGTCTTATAAGAATATTCATTATCCTCTCCTGTGTCAGTCGTATATGCTGGTATGCCGAATGTACCATCGTGCTTTAAGAAATGCCCTGAAGTACCTTCAGCTGGAACTAATCCACCATTACCTGAAGAAATCGCAGATGTATATTGAATATTACTATTAGAAGCATTATCACCACTATTGCTCCCACTTAAATTTCCTATGTCAGTCAAATCTTGTGTGGACAAGTCCGCTTCTGTTATTATTCGTTTCCATGTTCCCATAATATACTCCTTATTTTTTTATCTAGCTTTCTATACTTGGAAAACCTAGATAATATTCATTGTTATAGTAAACCAAAGAACCTTCTGTTGCTGTTGGCAAACTTGATAATTCTACGAGGTCAACTCTGTCTAGCAAAAGTCCTGTTGTTGATAGGGCTAAAAGCGTAGTTCCAGATATATTGTTGAACTCTAATCTATCCTGCGTACTGTCGTAAGATATACTGTAATCATTACCGCTACCAAAAGTTAATAATTGGTCATCGCTTAGATTAAAATTTTGTGACGCAGAAGATGTAGTTCCAGGGGTCCAACTGGTTAATCCTCCACCTTCTAATGTCCATGTTGTCGGCATAACTATAATTTCCTAGTTAAGTTAAGTTATACAATTTAATACCTCTAACGGATGATTTCCTATAAGGATATTGTTTAATTCTTCTTTGAAATTTCATATAATAATATGCTGCTTTTTGTTCATCATTATCATCTTCCATAATTCTTGCACGAACATAATCAAGCAAAGCAAGATGCAGTCCATATTTTACACCTATCTCTACATTCAAATCACTTTCCAAATCTGTGATAGTTCCATATCTTGAATGATAATGTAATCGCATCCTGTCTCCATCAGCATCTACAGTTGCATCAGATATACTATCCCATTCTCCAGTTGAACCATTCTTTTGTAAAATAGCAATTCTATCATCATCAAAATAATAGAGCATTTGGGTTCTGATTTTATCTTTCGTAAATGGTGATGATGTTGCTGTTGCCATTATTCTTCATCTCCTATTTCTGGATGAGAAGTACTTCTTGGTATCTTTCTCCATTTTAATTTACTATCTAATATTTCTACCCTGAAAACATCTATCATAGACGATGTAAGTAAATCATACCATCTTTGGTCTTTAACAAGAGGCGTAGCTGCGATTTCTGTATTATTAAGAGCAGTTTGTGCTATCTCATCTAAACCATCATTAAGTAATGATATAAGATATGAATGACTTTTTCTTCCAAAAGTATGTTCCAGTTGTCCTACTAATTGTTTTACTTTCATTATTCAGCAATCCCCGTATAAGTTGGTAACTTTTTAATATCATCTTTTGCTTGTACTTGATATGTACCAGCCTGAAGCATTTGTAACGCTGTATTAAATTCATTGTAATGTCTTTCCTGACAAGCCATCATTTCCTGATAAGCTGCTGACAACAAAGCATTATTAAGTTGTTTTTAAGAAAGTCTAGAAGTAATTAAAGCTAGTCTAGCAGTTACTTCTCCATAATATCCTTGAGCTTCTCCAAGATAACCTTGACTTTGTTGAAACCATTGTTGCATAGCTGCAATATACTGTTGTACACCTTGAAGGTCAAGTCCGTGAACAGACACCAAAGTGGTAATTTCCTGAACTGCAATAGTAGCCCTATTTAATTCATGAGCAGCTGTTTGAGTTGTGGCGGTTAATTGTTGTAATCTCATCTGACCTTCATTACCAGTTATATTTGCTACTGCTCCAAAAGCACCAGAATGTGCGATTCGTGTTTGAACTTCACCAGAATAGCCTTGCACAACTGCAAGTTTTGATTGAACCTGAGAACCATATCCTTGTGCAACATTTAACTTTCCCTGTATTTCAGCTAAATAACCTTGAGCAACGGCTACAGCACCTTGCCATACTACAGATTTAGCTTGTACAAAAGCAGACCTTGTTTGGACTTCTGATGCGAAACCTTGTACTTCTTGACCAAGAACTCCTGAAGCTGCCTGCCATTCTGCAATATATGACTGCGCCCTTTGTAATTCAGCACCAGCTGTTTGAACAACCGCTTGAAGTACATCAAGTTCTTCCTCTTGTATTAAATTAAAAGCATCAAATTCAGATGTAGGCAAATTACCATCAATCAATCCTTGAGCATTTTGTATTGCACCTTGAACACCATCTATACTACCACCAGTTTGATAAGTAGAATATTCTGCAAGAGCAGTTTTCATATTTGTAATTGCTGTAGCAAAATTACCATCACTATCACTATCAGTATCTGCAATAGCCTCATCCAATTCGGTAATTGCTTTTTGCATAGAGGAATCAACATCAGATGTAAGCAACTTAGAAGCATCAACTTCTTCATCTATCTTATCATTGATTAATCCACATTCTGCAAGAATATCATTTGCGTTTGTCAATGCAGTTTTAATATCTCCTTCAGTAGAAGTCCCAAGAGCATCTTCAGACTTCTCAACCAATCCAGATATTTTGTTTAAAGCAATATTAGTATCTGATACATTTGTGGATGCATCATTTGTAATAAGAGAATCGGCACTGTTCAATGCATCTCTAATTACTTGAAATCTTTTATTAGTACCATCCCAAAGTTCTGATGTATCTAATATGTCAGCCTTTGCAGTATAAAAAGCATCTATCTTCTCTTCAGTTTTGTCAATCAAGTCAGACATTTTACCTACAGAACTGCTTATATTACCTAAAGCACTACTACCAGCAGATAAAGCAGTATTAATTTCTGTTAAACTTGAATGTAAATCAGATTTCTCATCTCTATGTTCCGTCATTAATTTTGAAAGAGTTTTACCAACACCTTTGTATATACACCAAGACATTACCATAGGTTCAACCTCTGCTGGTATACCAGAACTTCCAGCCAAGTAATCTGAAGCACCAGTCATACCTGTTGGTGGATTTTTAATCCAATAAACTTTAGTATTAGTAGAGTCACTTGAAGGTAATATATAAATCTTTTTTCCTAATTTATAAAACACTGGGTCCGTCTCCGAAACTTCTTCCATCCAACCACTCCCAGGTTGTAACCTTCCACGAAGAGAAGCAGGAACTTCCCTACATTCCACAAGCATTTTAACATCATTTCCAGCAACACTATTAGGAGTATCAATTAAATTTGAATCAGATTCTCTCAAAACATATAAAATCTTATTACTTCCAATATCCACTCCATCTTCACCTGCATCATCTTCAGAAGTTTCAAATAACCAAAGCATATCAGTTGGAGATGCATTAATGATTAATTGTAATGCTTCAGTCATCCATATAGTATAATCTGGATTATCTGGTTTTCCCCCACCAGTTTTTTCAGGAATATAAGCATTTGCCAAGTCAGTATAACTTGCCATTACTTACTCCTAAACTCATTTATAGTCTGTTCATGAGTCTGGTCTGAAAATTCCATCTTTGTAGTTCTAGCCATTGGATTCATTCCTATATAATAATAAGGTCTTACAGCATTTGATAATAACGGCTCTTTACAGCCGTCACAAATATAATCATCTTTAGGAAAAATTTCTACAGATTTCTTACATTTCTTACAAGTATATATACGAGATTTCCAGTGAGCCATTAGAATACCATTCCTTGTTGCAAGTTGCAACAGTTATAGGATACGAAGCTGGGGACCAATAAAGGTCCCCAACTAAGACTGTTAAGATTGTGCTATTAGCCAATCGGGATACCAGTAGTTACAAACTGATAGAGGAAGTGAGACTCGGGCATACATACCTCAAGTCCAGCCTCGGTAAGAATTAAATCTTTCCGAGAATCTTCGTCTGGAGTTTGAACATTAGTATCAATGTGTGTGTCACGATTAACGCCATTACCGACCAGAGGACGATATTTAACATTATCAAGGTCAATACCAACCATCATAGATTTTCCAATACCTTTCAATAGAGGATTTCTAACAACAGCTAACGAACCATGAACAGTATCAATCTTCATAACCTTATGTCCCATTCCACCATCGGCAGATGAGAAGTCTAGATTATAAGTATATCTACTATTCGTAGAACCATCCATGAAACCGCCTTTCAGCTGATTCAAGTAAGTAACAACTGGTAACGAAGCCATACAGAACTTCTGGTCAGCTCCACCTCTTTCAGGGGCGAAGATGATTTCAAAGTCTTTTAACCATCTGTCATAGATAGCTTCATTTACATTAGATGATGTTACTTTAGTATCAACAACACGGATGTAAGGATTACCACTTGAGTAAGACAGCTTAGAATCATCAGTTACGAAACTAGCACCAGATTGTATGATACTTCCAATCATGCCATCAGTGTACTGACGACCATCAACAATACCTTTGTTATTGAAAAGGAAAGCCCTTTCAATATCAACTTTATGTTCACGAAGTTTCATTGACCAGATTCTATCCCATTCCGAAGCATAACCACGCATGACTGTTGCCATTGCAGTATTACTCATGTAAGCGGATGTTTTAAAAATCTGGGTGTAACCAAGCGTATCTTCGATATCATATCCAAACGAATCTGGAGCACCAGTGCCTTCTTTGAATGAAGTGCCAATTACTTGGAAACTTACATCTTTGTCGGCATCTAAGATACCTGCGAACTTTGCACAACTTTCGACTGTTTGTAATTGAACAGTATCACTAGCAACAGATGTAATACGAACTGTTCCTTGTTGTGGTACTTCACCTGACCATACAATAGCTTGACAAAGCATACCAGCTATGAGTTCTGCGCCTTGACCTGAACCTACAGGAACATCTGCGCCACCATCATAATCCCAAGCATCACCTGCGGTGGCACCTGGAGTTATTTGTTTAGAGGAAGCCGAATTAGTTTCGAAAGTTCGGTCTGCCCATTTTGTTGGAGCACGGTCTTCAAGAACTCTGAAAACAGGGTCATCAGTTGGAAATTTACCAACAGCGTTTAGATACGCAAAAAACGGAGTTTCCTGCGGTGCTAACTTATATACCCTATCACCAAAATTATGTCGTCTTCGTTGACCATGCTGGGGAGCTGGACTACCAGTAGTAGAACCAGTGTAAAACGAGTTTGTGGATAATTGTCCACCTGTCATTTGAGCCATGTTTAACTCCTTTGCATATTTTTATTTTGTGATTAAATAATCCTGGTGCGGTTGTCAGCTGCAATAATTCTATCCCAGACTGCATCATCTTGGTTTTGAACTGGCGGTTGCTCACCTTGCAGAACACCCACTGGGGCTGGCTCCGCTTGGGTTCGTATTACCGCTTCAAATTCATTTCGCCCAGATGCGTTCTGTAGGGTATTAACCCTAGAATCGGCAGCTTTCCACATTTTGACCAATGTATCCGTACCTAACTTATCCAGCGGTGTATTTGCAAAGTCATAGAATTTCTTCTTATCTTCGGCATTTAACCCTTGCTGATTAAGTTCATTATCAAACTCACTCATCCTATCCTTCAGAGCAACTTGTTGGTCAGTCTTTTTCTGACTTTCCGCAACAGCTTGTTGAATATTACGCTGTTCCATTTCTGCTCTAAATTTAAAAGATTCTGAGTTTGGGTCATTATAAGCTTCCCAGGGGTCAAAGGATTCGGGAGGGTTGATAGGTTCTTGCTCTGTTTGAGTAGCCCCATCAATGGCTTTACTTAAATACTCTTGAACATCCTTTCTGCCATCAACAAATTCACCAAGAGCTTGGAATTTCTCCAAGTCAGTCTTGATTTTCTGATTTTCAGCATAAAGTTTATCCTTTTCAGATTGAAAGTATTTTGCCGATGTTTCCCAATCGGTTTCCTTTTCCTGAGATTCTTGCTCTGCACTTACAGGTGTTTCAAAAACAGTTTTGTTTTTTGATTCCTGTGGTTCTACAGGTGCGTCTGCTTCTTGTTGGTTAGATAACATATCCATTTCTGTTAGATTTGGGTTGTCAGTACCTATTGTTGTTATGTCAGCCATGAGATGTCTCCTTATTTTTTAGGGGGTTGACCATTAGCTATTTTTAGTCTGTCCGCTAGTCTCTGTTCTTCCAGTTTAACTAGGTTCGATAACTTGCCTGCTGCCACTTTGGCACCAGCTTTTCCTTCAAGCTTCCTTCCTTCCAACTCAGCTTTGTACTTCTCAACTTCAGTTCGTTGCCTTGCTGAAACTGCTTCACGCCTTGCTGTCTGTAAGTCACCTGATAATTCTTTAATTTGTTCTTCTTGCTGTTGCAATTGACCTTTCAATTGGTCCACTTCATCTGACCTTTGAAGAATACCATCTTTATCAAATATTTCTGTTTTCTTCAATGCTTCAGTTCTGTCAATTAAACCCATTTGAAAAGCCTCAAGGTATATCTGCCACTCTGCCCACTTGTTACTTGGCATAGTAGAATTACCTACAATACGAATATCATAGTCACCAACATGAAGTTGCTGTTCCCGTGATTGTATTGCTCCAGTCTTATCATCATATATTTTTTTGTTGATTGTATAATCTGTAATATCGTTATTTGGATTGACAACTGCAAATGTTTTTTGATAATCATAATGTTTCTTAGCCAGATTGTGAATAACCCTACCCAGCCTTTTCAAACTTCCTTCAATATCCCTCAATTTACTTTTACTTCTTCTTTGTCCAAAGTCTTCCAATTGCATTGTTGCACTAGCAGTTCTTGGTGCCTCCTGTGGATTGCCTTGCTGCATTTCATAGATACCAAGATTTAAGTCTATATATCTTTCTGCTTGTTGTGGCAACATTGTAATTGACTGTGAAATAGGCTGTGGGGAAGGAAAATGAGGTTCTCCAAAAGACGCATCGTATTCGATAGTTGCGTTAGGATTTGCCCAGTCTCTTTCGAGTTGTTCAATATCCTGAACCGAACCTTGTGGTATTAGGAGTTTTAGCCCAGCGGATGCCTGTGCGTGGGCTGTAAGGAGGGAGTGCATCTTATTAAGAAACCTCTGCATTTCCTTCCCCTTGCGAACATCACTCATTGGATACGGAGTATTAGTCCATATATTCGGGACAGGTACAATAGGATAAGTATCAGTATTTAAAACTCGCTGGTATAATACAATTTGTCCCACACTGCAAGTTTCTCTTATCCTAGTTTGAACGACTTCCACAAATTCTATATCGCCTATTTCAATAGCAGCTGAAAATTCACCAATCTCAGACATTTCTGCAAACTTTTCAAAATCAACAATCATTTCAGATTGCTGTTCTTGTCTTTTATCTTTAATTCTGAAATAAGGAACTTTAATTTTGTCGTAATGATGAAGTATTCTAAATTTTTCTCTACCGCCTGGACCCCAATCAGCATCTTTTATAACATCTGGGGTAAATGCCATACCTTTGTTAAAGTTCCCAGAACTGGGAAAATCTTCATCTTTCCATTCCAAGCCCTTATCAATCATATCTATCATTGGCTCATCATAACCATCAGGTACTTCTTTTAACTGAGGGTAATTATCTAACAATTGCCTCTTTGTTAAAATAGTAGAAAGAATAATACCAGCAGCATCATCAAAAAATCTATGTCTGGATGATGGGTCAACATAAACTCTAAATGGGTCAACCCAAGTAAACTTTACTTCACCCCTTCCATAATCGGCTTCAGGGTCCAAATATGCTTGAAAATAACCAAGACCAGTTGTAGCATAATCATGCACAACTTGTTTAAATACTTCGTTACCATCAGAAATATCCCATATATATTCCAACAATCCATTCCATACATTTGCCAATTTGTTATCACTGTCTTCTCTTGGGTATGCTCTAAACTTCGGTGGCTTTGAAGTAATAATAGCCTTAAACTGTTCTATAGCAGAAAATAATCTATCAGCTACAACATCACTTTGATTAATGGAAGCAAGATTATCAGACTCTTCTTTGGTCCAATGATTGCCTAAGTAAAAATCAATATCTTCTCTCGCTTGTTTGTCCCAGTTATTTCTAGCATCGGACCACTTGCGAAACAAGTCTTGTATTGACTTGACTCTTATATCTGTTTCTATTCTATTCATACATCGGTGTCTCTAGTTCTTGGCTTTTTCTTTCTATATAAATTTCTAACTCCAGCTTTTTGTTTTTTAGCATAAGCTTTAATTCTTTTCTTAGCCTGTTTCTTTGCAAGTCTTTTAACCTGCGCTTTCTGTACCTTGCTCTTTAATTTTCTTACACCAGTTTTAATTCCCCTAACTGCCCTAACAGGTGCCGATGCCTTTTTCTTCAGTTTCTTTTTCCGAGCCATCTCCCAGGGTCGTGTCAATCCCCTCTTGAGAATCTTTTTATTTTTCTTAACTTTAGCTCTTCTTAATTTAACTGGCATTTATCACTCCTATAGTATAATTTTGATACACTTTAATATAAACATAATCCAAATACAATTGCAAACTATATTCTGGAACCAGTCATCCAGTTGTAAGCCCTCTTTAAAACTCTTTTTTCCTTCTTATTTTTCTTGAAACTTCCCCCAGGTTTTTGGTATCCCCGTGTATATTGAGTGGCTAACCAGAAAGCATCAATAATATCATCATGTGCTCCTTTGGGAAAATCAATCAGTTCATCAATAAAGGTCATATGTTCTTTTTTAAGATGAGCAGCCTTCTGACTGAACAATGGCTGTAGTCCTTCAAACAGTCTATCTTTCTTTTTCTGAGTATATCCTTTTATACCTTTTTCAATTCCAGGCAGAAACATTCCTCTCTTCCTGCTTTCCCTCATTACAAAGTCTCTCAGCATTTCTTGGTACGCAATCGTTTCGATATTGACTCTGCGTACTGGGTTATATCTTTTACAAATTTTGAAGATTTGCTCTGCACAGTCCATAGGTAGGACCCTTTCTCGCCAGTATTCAATGACATAGTAGTCGTGTTCTTCAGAAACTCCGATAACCATAATAACAGAATAATCCCTGCGGTCAAGGACAGATGAAGCAGGGTCAATGCCAATATAAATATTAACATAAGTATTCTTATCGTCATCTTTAATATACCAACTGCCTTTCTTATCATCAAACCTAAGTACTCCTTCATAAAAGGCATCTGTAATGTTCTTTTCTGAAAATATTGCATCATCAGGACTCCTTGCTTGGTTCATGTATTCTTGATAGAACTTTTGTGGTGTACCAGAATCTATATAGAATTTCTTTCTCTGGTCTAATTTAGCCATTGACCATCTTGATTGCCAAATTGGTTCACCATCTTCAATAGCCTTTTTAGTATATACAGTCCAGGCATATTCTTTTTTAGCTTTCATAGCAGCTTGATAGCCAGTAACTATATTATTTAAAAAGCTATCCCAGTGAACAATAGTTCCATTACACCATAGGAAACCTCCTTTGTCAAAATCAATAGCAGGATAGACAGCAGCAGTTACCCAGTTCTTCATGTTAAATCTTGAATCGGGAGTTTTAGTATTTAACTCTGATTCAAAGTCATCAAGTACAATACCAGTATATCTAGTACTTAATTGTTTCTTTCCCCGTAATCTTTGTGATGCACCTTTACCTATCATTCTGCATCCATTCTTTAATATCAATTCAGCTTTTGTCCATTTAGGTCCCTCTAAATCTCCAAAGTAATAATGAACGGCAGGATTGATTTCTATATGACTTTGTATCCATGCAATGTTATCTATTGCTTGGTCTTGAGCTTCGCCTACCCAACATATAAACTCTGGTTCAGCATCTTTATCATGGAATAAAAAACGATGTAAAACTCCAGTTGCTGCCAATGTGGACTTAGCATGGTCACGAGGTAACACAAGTGCAAGTTGCTGCTTTGTACTATCCAATAGAAGTTTGCCAACTTCTCTGTGAAAGGGTGGAGTCTCTGTGGCAAGAAAGTCCTGTGGCGAAAACATCTTACCAAATGTTATAAGGTCATTATATGCTAAATGAAGTAACTCTTCATTCTTGCTGACATTACCATTAGCGGGTCCGCCTAGATTTAAGTTAGCCATTTACTTTTTTAAGATTATAAAAAATCTTGCATAAACCCAAATACAGAAAGCTACAAAAACTAAACATACTATAAGAACATCTAAACCAGGACTTTCATCACCAGTCTCTATTGAACCTATAGGAGTATGAATACTTATCTTATTTGGTTGTGGAAAATCCTTAGTTACTGTTAAAAGAGTATCTTGCATATTAACCAAATTTTTGCCTTTGTCTCGTTTTCTTTACCTTCCTAAAAGTTTTTCGATTCTTCTTATCATCCAAAAACTTCTTTCTCTTATCCCATGTCCGTTTTTTTTTAGTCATATTCTCTGATTTCAAAGTGGACCAAATCATCAAACTTATTGTCTTTAGTGGTCCTCGCTTCTTGGTCAAGGCTTGAACCATTCCAGTCCCCACCCCAGCGAATGTTGATACCCATAGAAGCAGCCATACCCAAAACAAAGCCACCAAGATAATGAAAATCATCCCTAGCGTTCCAGTCAATAGGGTAAGGTGCAATATCTACAGCCTTACCCTCCATATGTTTACCAAACTTCAATTTAGATTTACCTGCCAACATAAGTTTTTCTTGTCTTTCTTTAGAACGAAGTCCTTCTATAATAGTTATATCAAAATACTTAACTACTTTTTCCATGACTTTTACAAGTCTAGAATCAACTCCTTCTAGTCTTTGCCTTGACCTTTTACCGAATCTTGGCATTAAACTTCAATAATACAGTATTCTACTTCAACATTCTCTGCTGCTGATGCCTTAACCCACAGATTAGTTTCTGCGTGAATAGCCTTAACTAAGGCTGATTCTCCAACCTCAAGTTTTCCAGCATAAGCTGCATCATCGGTATATCCATAGGTTATGTATGTTGTAGCAGTTGGTGCAGATAAAAGCTTGAGATAATAATATCCTATTGCTCCAATATCTGTATTGTCCATTATATCCTCATTAGCATTAGTTATTACCTGCACACCAGAATGATATGCATTACCAGTGACATCTACACTAAAAGATTCAGAACGAGATACTTTAGCACCACCCTTATTGAACGATAGACTTAAATTGCATTTTAATTCATTAGCCATTTAGAACTCCTTTATGGTTTCTTTTTCTTAGGTGCAGCTTTCTTCTTGGTAGTATAACTACGACCATCCCAAGTAAAAGTTTTCTTACCTGCTTTACTAGCAGCAGCGAAAGACTTTCTAAAACTTCCAGCAGCTCTTGACTTTTTCTTATAAGATGCAAAAGCACCTCCACCAGTCATAGTGACAGATTTCATGCCTCTACGAATCTTACCATGTGCAGAGATTTTTGAAGGGTCCCGTTTTGCTACGCCTGCAAGTTTGACTCTTTTCATGCCACTTCCTGCTTTCTTCTTTTCAGACTTTATAACCATCTTGTTAATCTTTTTTACATTCCTCTTGGACTGTTTTGCTCTTTTCTTGTAGCCTTTATTTACAGCTTTTTGTTTTTTAGCTTTTGCTTTTACAACTTTCTTAGCAGCTTTTTTGACCTTTCGTCTTCCTAACCAACTTTTTGCAGCAGCCCTTAAACCACCTGATTTCGGCTTCCTTCTTTTGGAAGCTGCAACTTTTCGTTTTCCTATTGATGCCATTGTAGTACTCCTTTTAACTTTCTCCTTGCACTGCCGACTTGGACATAAGTACAAGGATGTTATCTTTTTTGTCAAATTCAGAATAACAGGATGGGCATACCCAACCAGTTACTGATTGCTCACAATTTAAAATGGCTATTCTTTTTGTTATTTCTTCACTATAGAATAAATCTTTTTGACAAACGGGACAATAATCTGGAGCATCTTCAGGAGATTGTTCAGATGGTGGGTAGTCTTCATCGAATTCATTAACTGAAATCATTTTGATTTCACCATGCCTACCATATTGCACTAGGTCTTCTATGTGTTTTGTTCTAGCCATTTTCTTTGTTATCTGCGTGCAGAAGAACTTGTTCGTTCTTTACACTTGCAAGTTGTTCAGGAGAGAATCCCCCCCAAACAGTGAGTTCTTGGTGACTGCTTTGTTGTTGTTCATACAAACCTGCAATCTTTGCAAGTGACTCTAGACTTCTCAGGACATCTCCATCCCTTTTGCCAATGTCAGCCACTTCTTTAAATCTTCTAACTATATAATTTAAGCTTACACTTTCTTCATTTAAAACAAGTTGAACTTCTTCTCTTATCATTTTCTGCATTCTCTCAGTTTTGAGAAGTCTCCCAGATTGCTGTTGAGCATACTTCTCATTTTTTGTGCCATAAGTCTTTAAATAAGAATCTACAGGAGAGACTCCTTTTGCGACATACTGGGCAAATAAAACTTCTTTTGATGTTACATCGTTTTTATTTAGAAATCTTTTGTACTCATTAGTACCACTGAATGTATAGATATTTTCAGCAATAAGTCCACACATTTCTTTTTTTCCTTTTACAAGAAAAGAACCACATACTGTGCGAATATATTTTACTTTTTTACCATTTGGTCTTTTTATATACCCAGACTTTAAAACCTGTACAACACAGTCATCATCGGTAAGAACCCAATCACCAGTATTACCAAATCGCCATTGTTTTCCTATAACGCATCCAGGCTCGAGGTTAGGATGCTTGGTATTAAATTCTCCGATATTCGAATACAGGTAATGGTTCTTACCTTTGATTGTCTTAAAATTTTCCATGCGTTAATATACTATCCATTTGCGTACTTTACTAATATTTTAACAGGGTAGCCTTACTAACCAGTTAAATAAAATAAAACTTGACTTCAGAGACTTTTTTTAGTATTTTGTTATATAATAGAACTATAGTACTATTAGTTCCGTATAGTTCAGAATGTACAGGGACCCCCATTGTTTCTTTTTGTGTTACTTTTTCTTTATTAAACTAAAAAATCAATATTCTCCGCAGAATGTGCGGAATATACTACAATGTGCGAAATATACTACATTTTATATGAATTATGATTACTTGCTATGAAAAACAGTAACAAATCCCAGAATTTTCAAAAAAAATAATGAGAATGGGTGTGTCTCTTTTTATCGCAACCCACCCCCATGCGTTGGGTTCGCTATGGGGTACGAAAAAGGTTGAAAAGTACAATGGAAGTAAAATATATATTTTATTGCCAATAGTCGCACTCACGACTATTTAAGTTGGGATAGACTCGCACCTTATTATATTGTATAATATGACCATATTCTTTATATTCACCCATGAAAACAACCCCAAAACAACTCAAGAGGAGTAAACAAATGGGAAAACCTAACGAAGTAATAACACCACAAGCCAAGACTCAAGACGAGCTAATGAAGGCTTTAGGTGTCGATGTCTCACAAGTCGAAGAGAACACAAAAACCGCCACGACTCGAGAGATTAATACCAAATCGGATGCATTGAAAGAGGCAACCAAACAAGCCGTGGATAAAGCAAACCGAGACAATGGTACAAATATGTCATTCGTTTGCATTAAACGAGATGGTACTTTAAAAGATGCTAACGGAAAAGCCGTGCTAGATGATAATGGCAAGAAAAAACCTAGATTCGTAAAACAATCTATGAAAGGCTATTGGACTATGGATAAAACCTCCGAAGGTTTTATTTCCGTATCTAGAACACATTACTATACCGAGACTCACTTAATTGCGGATTTTACCGCTTTATAGTTTTTCGGGGTATTGCTTAAAAGCCCGTGCTTTATTGCACGGGTTTTTTTTGTCTCAAATTACAGCGTTTTTTTTCTAGACTCCAAACAATAAGGAAAGCACAATGGAAAAGATTAAGCTTAAAAACATGAACACAAGTTTAGAAGATGTTCTAGAATTACTACACAATGAAAAAGATGGATATAAGTACGAATTGAAAATTTCCAGACCTAATGAACATGATTTTAGGATATGTATTAAAAAGGTGTATCACGATTGCATCATATGTAAAAGGGAATATAATTTAAATTACATGGTAATTAGACAGGATAAGAGAGTGCCTAAATTATTCATGCCTAAATTAATCTGTAAATATTGTGTAAAGTCGGTGGACAATTTAATTGATTCATTGAAAATTTCACAGCCTCGACACCTCAAACAATTAACACCATAAAAGGAAAAGCACATGAATAACACAGAGAAAAGATACACCATTAAATACACTAGAGGAATATATCTAGGTCCCAGAGATTCGGGAGATAATGGTATTCCTAGGACTACAACCATTTGGGCTGGAAGTAGGGAGGAAGCTAGGATATTATTTTTAAACCAACATCAAGCATCCTATCCCGTAACTGCAAACAATATGTATTATGTACTAAGCGTATCAATGGAGGATTAAATGACTGAATCAATTATAATCATAATAATCTGTTTAATTGCAGTGGCAATTTTTAATTGGCATTTTATGAAAAACTCATGAATAGAGCATTATTACAGCAACTAGGAATAGACCCTAGTCAGATACAAATAAAGGAAAAGTCAGTAGATGATTTTCCAGACTATTGGGATAGAATTATAGATGATGCACAGAGTCATATTTATAAGACATTATGTAATAAAGGCTATCACTGGAATATATCATATGAAGTGGTAGAGTCAGTATTTAAAGAATATGAAATAGAGGCATCATGGCGTACTGTAAATAGACAACTAGGTAATTGTAATTATTCTAGGAAACTGATACGCATGAACTTTGGACATCCCAGCATGAATAAAGACCAAGCAAGAAAGACTCTTCTGCATGAATATGTCCATGCTATTACATATAAACATTTTGGTAAGAACCAGAAGCATAACTTTAATTTTAAGTTTTATCTAAACCTCCTTGTACCAATTAAATCCGTACAGGGTATTTAACACAACAAAAGGAAAAGCACACAATGACACATATAAACATAGAAAGAGAAGCTGAAGAATATTTCAGCCACAACCCAAATGAAAAAGTAATTGGTTTCGCTATGCTTGATGCAGTACAAATAGAACAGGCTAATGAAGGTGAAGAAATTTCAGGTGAAGTAATAATGCTTTGGGTAGAAGTAAATCCAGATGTAGAAAAAGTAGTACATCGTGAATATACTAAAAAGGGAGAATAATAATGCTGGACTACATAGATAATATGCCGATTGATATATTTTTATTTGTAATACTATCTGTACTATTTCTTACACTTCTTGCAGGCTACTTGTTCAAGGATTAATAGAATTGAAATATAACATGAAATTACCAGAAGATTCTGGCTCATTTGTTAGAGAACTTGGAGGCTGGGGTAAATACCACGCTTATCTGCATGAGACTAAAAGAGCATCCTTTAGCGGAGATGCTCTGAGGCGATTACCTCAGTCATCCAAGCCCAAGATTTCAAGAAACGCACCCTGTCCATGCGACAGTGGTAAAAAATTTAAAAAGTGTTGTATATTAACTGGAAAAGAAAAGGAGTAATAACATGACTACAGGACACAAAGGTATGGACTGGAAAACAGGGACAGCGAAAGTTACCCACCACCATGACAAGCTGACAATTGCACAGATGCAGAAGCTTGTTGGTGGATATGTAGAAGTTCACTATCTACCAACTGACAAGACCAACCTTGTTGTAAATGAGGAAGGTAAACTGTATGGATTACAACCCAATGAAACAGCAACTGACTTGCTACTTGATAACTACCCACATCTGCAAGGTGTGGACTATATTGTAGGAGATGCCCTTGTCCTACATGGTAAAGCCAGAGTGAAAACACACGCATGAAAAACAACGGAAAAATGAAGAAATTACAGGTATTTGATGGTAGCCCTGAAAGAGCATCATTAAATGGTAAGGACTCCATTACTGACTGGGGAATGACAGACATCATGCAACACATAGATGAACATACTGAAAAAGACTCGGAGTTTTTTGAAGAGTTCACAAGGGCTGTGTTTGATGAGTTTGGTTGGACATTCCTGACCAAAGAAGCTGGGGATGAATCATGGGACGAATTAATCCAAAGAAAGGATGCTGAAGAAAGAGGATTAATTGCAGGGTATAAACCTAACAACTTATCAAGGTACTTGGTACTGTATCTATCTGATAGAACTGACGAAATGATAGAACTGTTGTGGAAAGACATGGAGGAATATAAAATATAACAGTGTGGCGTGAAAGTCGTGCGACCTGAGTTTTTGGGTGCTTTCCTTTTTCTCAGGTATTACCGAAAAGGTAAATACTGAAACAAATGGAGTTATAATGATACAGCAATACAACGATGAAAAACATCCTGCACAAATAGTATTATCAATGTGCGATAAGTTCTTACAGAATACATTTGGTGTCTCATGGGATGACTTGCCTGACACAGTGTGTATCTATGATTGGGTAGATAGTGATTATCTCAGAAGCGATATATCATCATCTCTAATAAAAGATATATGCTGGGAAAAGTTAGCAGACGATTATCCTAGTAGATGTGAACTGAATACAATGATATATGGCGAATGCAGTTGTTTTATGTGTGAAGGAGATTAGTATGAAAAAGATTTATTGGATTGAAGACTGGGAAGGAAAAGCAAAAGGTGGTTTATACTTTCGCTGTGATTTATTTAAGTGGGTTCAAAAGGCAGAAGAGTCTGGTATGAAGGTTGTAGGCATAGCCATTGACGAGTCCTGGGATATGGAACTTATAGTTGAGGCTGAGGTGGTAAAAAATTAATGGTTTACCCTAATCAACAGCTAGTAGTTCTGCAACCTGGGAACAAATATAATAGGAAATTATTTCTCAGAGAATCTCAGTTCAATATAAAGAACTCTCATGTAAAACCAAAGTCTGGAACTGGTCTGTGGACATCAACATATACCCCAGATGAAAAAAGTCCGTCTGGATGGTATTGGTGGTGTGCTTATAATCAGGATAACTGGAATGGAAAAGAAGGTGTTTTAATCACAGTTAAGAAAAGTGCTAGAGTCTGTACTATAGACTCATATGATGATTTTACTGCTCTTATAAAGAAATATCCATTCTATTCAAAAGTTACTGTTACCTATAAAGGTACACGAAAGAAATATCTTAATTATGTGGCTATTAAAAAAGATTTTGACATTATATATCTGACTTGGAAGGGGCAAAATGATACTCACTTCACAGACTCAGAATATGATTTATATGGATGGGATTGTGAATGCAGTTTACATCTGAACAATGTAATACAGTCATATAAAAAACTAATTTTATGAATTACAAATTTGCCCCATGTACATTTTCAGCAGAAGGCTGATAAATGAAAGGGTTGGCGAACCTAAAGACATGGGGCAGAACTTAAAAAAAGGAAAAGAAAAATGGAAGACTATAAAATAGAATTCTCTGGAGATACTATTAAGTATTTTACATGGGAATCTCTTAACAGAGCAAATAATAGGGCAATAAGGATGAACCTTAACCGCCAGATACAAAAAAGCTACATAAATAATATGGACAAGGCATTAAGGTTTCCTGTACAGCTTTCTTTATTTCATAGAGGATACAAGGGTGTCCCAGATGTTATTCGATATGTACTTATAACTGACACAGATGGACAAACAGTACATATTGATATTCCAGAAAGGTTCGTCAAAACAGATGTGTTTAACATGGAGGTAAAGGCATGAGTAGATTTTATGCAGAAATAAAAGGCAATCGTGGTAAAGCATCAAGACTTGGCTTTAAAGAGTCTGGGATGTGGGGACACATAAGAGGCTGGAACTCTGGAGTAGAAGTTGAATGCAGAGTTGATAGTGAAGACCTTGACTATATAGAAGTTTTTGCAACAAAGGGGTCAAGTGGCTATGGAAGGAGAAGACTGATAGCCATAGTGTATGAAGACTCTACAGTTGAATTTATTGGAAGTACGACAGTAAAGACAAATGTACTTAATAATATCAAACAAAGGGAGGATGGATTTACTGATTGAAAACTAGGATAGGGCTGGAGCCAGGTAGCTTATTGCACAACTATACTCCTTCCACAATACTTCCAGGTTCGATTCCTGGCTATCCTCAATAAACTTCAGCAATGATGCTGATACAAAACAGGAGTAAATCATGGCAAGAAATATACATGAAGCTCTGTATTATGAAAGAAGAGGAGTCATAGAGGCACAACATCAGTTAAATGCCCTAAACGAAATCGTATGGACAATACAGAGAGAACTTGGTAAAGTATTTATCAAGGAAAAGGTCTGGACATGGGGACTAGGAATACAATTCAGAGATACTACAAAATCTGAATTTAAGTTAATAAAGGAAATACTTCCTGAATTGGGAATATTGAATAAAAAAGCATCTCAGTATGGACTTCAATTAGAAGGAAAAATAAATACTGGATGTGTTAGCATAAAAAACAAACATGATGACTACGAACAAGAAATGTGGACTGAGGTTCGTTTTAAATGGGATGTTCCAGATACTTGCACTGTAAAAGATGTGGAAACTATTCAAGAAGCTGGTGAAGACTATTACACTGGAAATGATGGGAAAATATACTACA